TCACACCACCCTGTCATCCTGCATCACGCTGTTGATGAAGAACGTCACCCGCCCCATCACCTCAACCTCTTCCGCAGCCTCCCCCTCTATCGCTTCACCATCATCACAAATCAGCGCCCTGCCCATGACTCTGGCAAACTGAGTCCGTCCGCCGCTGAGGATTAGCAGAACCTGATTCTGTACCAGTCTGGTGCACGGCTCGATAACCGCAAAGCCAGACGAGGTTTCGAGGATGCGGCTGTCCATGCCGATCCCGCAGATAATTTCCGGAGATAAACGCGGTGCTACGAAATCAGCCGCCGGTGAAGGAAATCCCATCAGTGCACCCTCCCCATGTTACGCAGGATCCAGTACCTGTTGTCGCTACCGTCTGTCGTCTTGTCAGCGAAGCCTGGCTGATTGCGCTCTATCCATGCATTGGCGTCGGCTCGGGTGAAGTGCCAGTTGAACTCCCGCAATTTCTCTACGAATGCGTCTGTGCTCAGGTAACGATACCCCTTGGGGTTTAACTCTATGGCCGCAACAAACGCGGCATGAATGTCTGCTGTGCGTGGCATAATCACCTCACAAAATAACTGTATACATATACAGTATCGTCAAATATGAGGGTCGATCAAGTTTCACAGTGGTGCTAAACTTCAGACCTTTCCGAATTGACTGATTTTTATAATGTTAAAGCTCTTTGCTAAGTACACATCGATCGGCGTCATAAACACGCTCATTCACTGGGTTGTGTTCGCTATTTGCATATACGCGTTTCACACAGGTCAGGCTCTTGGCAACTTCGCCGGGTTCGTCGTGGCGGTGTCATTCAGCTTCTTTGCAAACGCAAGGTTCACCTTTAAGTCCTCTACAACCACGATGCGCTACATGCTGTATGTAGGGTTTATGGGAACCCTGAGCGCAGTTGTTGGTTGGGCCGCCGATAATTCCGGTATGGCTCCGATCGTGACTCTTATTCTTTTCTCCGCCATCAGTCTGGTGTGCGGCTTTATCTATTCAAAGTTCATTGTCTTTAGGGATGCGAAATGAAAATTTCTCTGGTCGTTCCGGTATTTAATGAAGAGGAAGCAATTCCTATCTTCTATAAAACCGTTCGGGAATTTGAAGGACTTCAGCAGCATGAAGTGGAGATGGTCTTCATCAATGACGGCAGTAAAGACGCGACAGAATCAATTATCAACGCGCTTGCTGTTTCAGATCCTCTTGTGGTCCCTCTGTCATTTACAAGAAACTTCGGTAAAGAGCCCGCTCTGTTCGCCGGCCTTGACCATGCGACCGGTGAAGCGATTATCCCGATCGACGTAGACTTGCAGGACCCAATTGAGGTCATTCCGCACCTGATAGAGAAATGGCAAGCCGGGGCAGATATGGTTTTGGCTAAGCGTTCAGACCGCTCCACTGATAGCCGGTTGAAGCGTAAATCCGCTGAGTGGTTTTATAAACTGCACAACAAAATCAGCAATCCGCAGATTGAGGAGAACGTGGGCGACTTCAGGCTTATGTCCCGTGAGGTGGTGGAAAACATTAAGCTCATGCCAGAGCGAAACCTGTTCATGAAGGGCGTTCTGAGTTGGGTTGGTGGCCGCACCGATGTCGTTGAATATGCACGCGCAGAACGCGTCGCAGGAAGCACTAAATTTAACGGCTGGAAACTGTGGAACCTGGCACTTGAGGGGATCACAAGCTTCTCTACTTTCCCGCTGCGCATGTGGACTTACATTGGCTTGCTCGTAGCCGGGCTTGCATTCCTGTACGGCGCCTGGATGATTGTTGACACACTAGCATTTGGTAACCCGGTTCGTGGCTACCCTTCCCTGCTGGTATCGGTTTTGTTCCTGGGTGGCATCCAGCTGATCGGGATTGGCGTTCTTGGCGAGTACATTGGCAGGATTTATGTGGAGGTTAAACACAGACCTCGTTACATAATTAAAAAGGGTAATTAAGTTATGAATTACAATAGAAACAATAAAATCACATCCATTATTATGTATGCTATTTCTTTTTCTTTCTTGGCATTTATAATATCAAGATACTTTCCAATAAACTCTGATTATGCCAATAGTCCATTAGTATGGAGAGAGTTTTTAGATAAGGGAGTGTCTTCTTTTTTTGACTGGAGACCCACTCCAGACAATTGGTATTTTACTGTATACCCAATTAACTTCGCAATCTTCTTTTTGCTAGGAGATGATGGTGTAATTCCGTTGCTGATTTCTACTATATTATTTGCAGCACTAGTTACATTGTTTTCTTCTGAGATATCTAAAATATCAAATGGAAAGTGGAGCTATGTTTCGGTTATCGTAGGAACTACATTATTGCCTCAGATAATGTTAACTGATGGGTTTGTTGCTCATCCATTTGCGCATTATTCAACTGCTGCGTATGGATTTCTAATGTTGTTGCTGTTTACCAAAAACCTATCAAAGAACAACATTTACATAACAACGATGATAGCCGCTATAGGTTTGATTGCGAACTCATCTGATATGTGGATCGCGCCTACATTCTTTATGCCAATACTTCTTGTTGAGATCTACCTATTCCTTTCAAAGGAAAGGAGAGTATCTCATCTTTGTGTAATGGCCGCCTTTTTTGGATTATCAATTACTCATGTTCTGCCTATTCTGATGGGCTTCGACATACAGAAGTTTGAAATTGTTGATATCAGTATGATGTTGCAGAACATTTATGGCTCCATCATATTGATAGGGGAAACAATAAATATTTCTGTAATGAAAGGTAATATATTTTATATTGCTTCGTTCTTTGTAATGTTGTTTTTGGTGCTTATTTCTGTTTGGATTGGATGGCTAAGTGGTGGAATTAAGAGATATGTAACAATCACATTATTCCTTTCTTTGCTCGGAATTGTGTCTTCATACATTATAAGCAATAATTCGTCTTTCCCAGGCCCACCACGTTTTTTTGTAAACGTAATTCCATGTGTATTCGCGATACTAGCAATTAATCTATCGGGAAGATATAGTAGGTTACTATTAGTAATAACTATTCTATTTGCTGTTACATCCATAAACTCGTATGAAACGAAAAAGTGGTGGGCGAAAGGTGTAATAACTGAGAATAATCAATACATTGATTTCTTAAAGAAACATGACTTGCAATATGGTTTCGGTGATTTCTGGGATAAGTCAATGACTGTTAACTGGATTAGTCGAGGGGATGTAAAGATATTCCCTATATTCATTCGTGATGGATATAGGCTGGACCCATATTCAGTGAGGTGGCAAACAATGCGATCATGGCATACCGAAGAATTCCTAAATGGTCTTCCGAAGAGACAATTCTTCGCTATCTCAAAAGGTAGAGAATGTTCAGACGTAGAAAAGTGCGTCATTGGTATACAGGAGCGCTATGGTTACGCCAGTGAAGTGCTCACATTTAAAAAAATGACTATTCTAGTTTATGATGATGGTATTCCATTTTGAATTAAAGCCCCTTTCGGGGCTTTTTTTATGCGCTTATGGCTCCGTAATTTTTCCATCCTGATGCTGTGTATATCTTTCCTATGTAACCACCCGCTGATGATGTAGTATTGTCATTAACCACATCTCCTACCCCCCAAATTGCAGTGCCTGTTATTGTATCACCCCCTCCTTTCGGCGTTACACCGGCTATGTTCCTCTTTTGGAAGTTTGCCGTGGAGATTAGTCTATTGGTTGTCGTACCATTGTGCACGATACTAGATAAGTCGGAATCATGAATTATGCACGTCTCACGATCAATGTTTGTGTTTACGCAGAAAACACCCCATGTAATAGCAGCACCAGGACCACTTGATACTGATAGACGGGCTGATTTTATAAATGTAGAGGAACCTAAACCATCACTCTGAATAGTTTGAACCAGCCCTACATCGCTACCAACTGACATCAATGTAGGGGTGAAAGCGCGCAAAACAAAATCAAGGCCATTAACATCACCTATCACTGCGCCTCGTTGAAATATCCTAGGGGTTACAGATATTTTTGAATTTACAATCCTGGCAATACCTCCAACCTCAGTCCATGCCTTGATGCCAATTGCTGCTCCCTGGTAAAACCTCTCAGTAGAAATATTGATATCTGCATTATAACAGGCATCAATTTGCGCACCAATCGGAGAGTTTGCAGTGTAATTTGATAAGCATCGAATATGTGATGATCCTATGTACAAACCATCAGCACCCATAAGAAGCGATCCACGCAGTTGATTGTTATTTGAAGAAATATACTCCATCACAATTTCCATCTTCGAAATAGAGATGTTTCTAACAACCATATTCCCAGTATTTACCTTACCAAAAATAGTAAAACCTGTTCCACATGAGCGAGAGTAATAGCTATCAATCTGGATGTTAGTACATGGCTGGTAGCTATAATTTGGTTCAATATCCAAACCACCTGGCTGCATAACCGTGCCAATGCGTCCACCATGCTTATACGAAACAAATGTGCCTATGGAAACGCCATCCGCGCAAATAATGCTCATCGCATTTCTACCGTCATAGTCAGAGTTTACGCTCTCTACTAATGGATATGTCATGTTTGATGGAGGTGTTGAATCTTGGTTACCATGTGCTGCATTAAGATAAATTCCATCACCTCTTGTTTCTTTGAAAAATAATGACAATACGTGATTTTTCCCGCCATAGGAATGTATATTATGGATGTGTTCATCGGCTATCTTAGATGTCCTTACACCATCAATTCTTATCTCTCCAGTGAGGTCACTTACTTCTTTCAGGTAAAGAACATATCCAGATGAAGGGTCCCATGAATCTACAACAGTGGCAGGCTTTGTTCCATCTCCCCAGTGCTTAACATACCCATGCCATTTGAATTTCAAACCATTATGTTGCGAGGTACAAATTAAGCCAGCAGCAGATGGGAAAACATTTACGGGTATATACGCTTCGGCCCCAGATTGAGCGCAGCAATCTAACCATAATTGCAACTTTGTTGTCTCATCACTACCATCAGCCACAACGCCGAATTGACGACAATCAATGGTTCCATCGTGGCGAAGGTACCATCCATTTCCAGTTGCATCGTAAAACTTGAGCTCATTACCAGTTGATGGCGCACCAGTTGTGCCATCACTAAAATATGTCGCAGCACCAACTCCGATCTCATGATGACCGCGCGTCATGATGTACTTTGACTTGCCGGCATTCGCCACCTTGGCATCTGAAAAATAGTCAACTACATAAACAGAGCCACCGATTAATGTTGATCCATTGCTTCCCTGAAGGTCTTTTCTTAAGACATCATTTACATCGACAGCTAGCCATTTCCCTTCACTAATACCACCGGTGGAACCGGGAGTGGAACCTGCTGGAACAGCCTTAGGTAAGCTGGAGAGGTCATCCCAGCGATACCATACACCATTCGTTTCATCCTGGATAATATCCCCTGCGGAAGAAACTGTAGCGCCACCCTGGAAGCTTCCAACCGGATTCCAGCCAAGATTATATATCTGCTGAAGTACTAAAGCCTTCAGGCCTTCAATTGTGTAATGCGCATCACCAAAGCGATCAATGTACTGAAGTGCCAGCGATGTCACAAATTCATCAATTTTCCCTGCGTTAAATTTCAGATCGCGCGGGGACTCGCTCGGTACTGACAGGTTGGTAGGTGTCGTAGCCATATTAGTTCCATAAAAAAACCCGGCGCGGTGGCCGGGTCTGGTTGGTCGGGGACGGTTCTTATTGGTAGATGGCGTCGCTGTATTCCGCGACGGTCAGAGATACCGTGTTATCTGTGTTAGGTTTGATGCTGTTGACCGTCCATAGCTGACTGTCCAACTCCTCCACCGTCGCTATGAGATAGCGCGACGGGAGCTGAACAGTGTCTCCGTTCCAGATATTGAGCTGAATGTCGGGTATTGCCGCGGTGAATCCGTACTTCGTGTCGCTACGGGCGGTGGCCGGATAGCGCAGCGTTGGGTTACCAAGACTGTCGGTAACCAGCACATACATCGAGCCGGTAAACGTGATCGCCTCACTGGTATCGAAGTCATTCCCGGAGCGGCCGGTGACGTAACCACCCTGCTGGTTGCTGTCGTAGATGTCAGGCATCTGTATGACGCTCCCGACCTGGATAATGCCGTCCTCAAACACTTTGGCGTTCATCTTCACGCGCGAGTAGATCAGGCGCTTGGTTTCGCGCAGAGCTCGCTCCCGGGCCTGATACTCATTACGGAAGCCGACGATCTCCAGCTTGTTCGGATTCTCCGCTTCCTGCTCGACGATAGCGCCGTTCAGCACGCGGTAGTTGATGTACGTCTTATTGTTCGTGGTCGGGTGGACGTAGGACACCTGTACGCCGTCGTAGCCGCCAGGAAGCGTGGCCTCGTACGTCATTTTGTACTCGTCCGTCTTCATGTTGGCCCGGTTGAATACGGCCGCCGGGTAGTCAACTTTCTGATCACGGGTAAATGTCAGTACGCCGTCATCCCAGTACGCCACAACAGATGCCGCATTGCAGATCGCCTGCACCCGGTCGCCCAGTGAGTCGTTCTCGTCGTCGAACGTATAGTCGAAGTAACCCAGTCGCTCGTCAGGCAGGCTTTCAGCAATAGAGTACAGACCGTACAGGTCGATGCTGCTTACCGGTTGCTCACCCATAATCAGCCAGGTGTGCGCGACCGCATCAGCGAACGAGCGCGACGGTCTCAGCGTGTAATCCACCGTCTGCGTGTCCAGGTCGTACGTAATGGTATGGCGCGTCACCAGGGCGTTATATTTGCGCTCACGGCTGCCCAGGGCATTCTCTGTCGCCCTGACTTTTACGCGCACCAGCGTGTCGGTCGGGTGGACGACATTCGTACGGATGTTAATGCTGTGGATCTCTTCGACCTTCAGAAGTGACGCGTCGCCAGAGTTGTCCGTGCGCTGGAAGCTGACCGCGTACTTCCCGAAGCCGCCCGTCGGTGTGATCTTGTCAGTGCGATAAAATACCTCACTCGTCGACTGGTGCGGCGTCGTCTGCCGGTACGTAAACGTCTGCTGCGTTCCCGGCACCTGGTTGTAGTCGTCGTCGATTTTCCAGATGACAACCTTCCAGTTCGTCTCTTTCTTCCCGCCCAGACTGGATTGCGTGTGCAGCCACAGCTGCGTCGACTCTACCGGGGAGAAGAACGGGCCGACCACCAGTGCCTCGTTATCGTTCAGGATGAACTTCGTTGTGTTGATCGTGGCGTTAGCCGGGATGTCCTGCGGTCCCTCCAGCTGGTTCATCGTAAACGTGTACCAGCGCACCGGGTTAACCACAGCGCCGTCGTTTGTTTCAACGGCGGAAATCAGCGTGCCGGAGAATGTCGCGTCAGTGGTGACGCTGCCTGATGCTGTATTGTACGTGACATTGATGGTGAAGGTAACCGCGTGCGGCAGCACCAGGCCCATGAAGTAATCGAAATCTGCCTGCTTCACGATTTTCATCGCTATCTGGCCGCCGGAATACGTGCCGCTGACCACCGTGTTTGCCGTTGCTGTTTCTATAGGGAAGTCGCTGGCTTCGTTCTGCCCGGGAACCTCTTGGCCGTCTACGTCATCGAACCCGTAACCTTCGACGATCTGCGGGATAACTTCGCCAGGCTGGAAGAACTGGAATTCGGCACCGGCCAGAGAGCCCAGGCTGGATTCTGAGTAGCGCACGGACTCGTAATCGTATTTGCCGATCCCGATGCACATCCACTCTGTAACGTACTTCAGGCCGCCGTCTGTAGACGTCTGGTGCACGTATTCGAACACCGACTCCTGAATCAGATCCGGGAACGAACGAATCTGCCCGTAAATGTCCGGCTTGGCCTTGTAAACGCGCGCGGTGTTTGTCTGACCGGTCAGACTATTGTTGGGTGAGTCGACTGTATTGCCGCCGCTGTTTGCAATGGCCGGTTTCGGTGTCAGGAACGAAAATACCTGGCCCACCACTTTAAAGATCGGGCTCAGGATGTCGCCGACAATGCCCTTTGGCTGGTCGAAAATCTGGATATGGTCCAGCTCACTCAGCTCAAACGCCAGTTCGTCATCGTCGCCCAGCTTCACACCATTGCGGACGATCAGCAGGTCGCGGTGGAAAGTAGCGTCATTGGCCGCCAGCCAGTCATAAAAAAGGGTGCCGTTTGGCACCCTACAACGCAGCTTAGGCGTTCCTGGAAAATTCGATATCTCAACCAGCGCCATACGAAAAGTACTCCACTTTGGTGAATGCCCGCTGAATGACCAGCAACGAGTCCATGCGCACGCTTCCGTTCTCTCCTCGCGAGTGCAGCGCCTGCCGGTTCAGTACCAGGCCAACGTGTGCCGGTTGCGTGCCGCGGTACCCGACGAATATCCCGCCCTCGACCGGTTTATCGACCTTGCGCCAGAAAACGACGTCTCCCTGATAGCAGGTGAAGAAATCCTCCCCGGCTTCGTAACCCGGCGTCTGGTGCAGCTCAATGCCGAGAACGTGCCGGTAATACAGCACAACCAGCCCCCAGCAATCAGTCTTTTCGAATGAGCAGGCGCGGTTAGACCACGGCACGCCGATCATCCTGCTGATAAAATCAGAGGTACTGAAGCCCCGTGTATTCGACTGGATCATATGGTTGGCCAATGTTGTTATTTAGCGGGTTTGTCATTGATAAAGTAACTGATGCGTTATCTGAAACAACATCGACAGTTTTTACAAATAATGTCCAATTCTTCATTGGCGTAGAGGTATCAACTCTATCGAAAATCTGACGAGTTGCCGTGATAGGCGACAGCCTGGAAACACCACTCCACTTCTTCATCAGCGTTTTGATATCTGAAGACAGTCGCCCAAGCTTCACCGTTGCGTCGATTACCGGAGTTCCGCTCTGCTGGCTCTCTTCGATTTCAAACCGCGCAGGCGTGTACGTCTGACCTCCAAGCGTCTTCGGGAAGAACTGTTTGTCGACGAGGCGGACGTAACCAAAGGAGGGGTGATAAAACGTGATGGTGTTGTAACAGCCGCTAATCGGGCGCTTCTGATTATATTCACGATATGAAGGCATCAGGGAACCCTCGGAAGACTTTCTGGATCGCGTCCGTCCGGATAGCCAGTCACCACGATATCCAGCCACGAATCCCACGACGGCGGCAGCTCAACAATGATGTCGTCGAACTCGTCGTCAGCGTTATAGAGGTGGTTCGCAATAACGGTCCCCGTCCAGGTCACTACCCCGCCGTCGATACTGGTTTGGACTGGCATCTGCGTGAAGTGAAGCTCCTGCAATTGCAGGCCACTGCCGCCAAGATTGATATTCATCCGGAACCAGTTCAGGCCACGATTGAGATAGTTCGGGCTGCGTAGCCACTGCTGGAAAGCGCGCTCCTGCGCAAGAGTGAAGATCCACGTCAGTGACCAGGTCACTTTAAGGTCGTCGGTTTGGTTCTCGAAGATAGCCGGGCCGACCGCTGGCTGATCGGTCTGAAACCCGGTATCAAGCGTCATGTTTTTGCTGGCCTTCTGCGCCAGCGGCAGCCAGTCGGGATAGTCGATAATTGGCATCTAAACTCCAGGCATTAAAAAACCCGCCGGAGCGGGTTTGCTTAATCAACAAGCCGGGGCCCGGTTGGTGCCTCGTAGATATTGATTTTTATGTCAACGATTTCGCCATTATTGGTAAATTCCAGCTCTTCCCCAGCAGGCGTTATTCCCTTGATTGTTGATCCATCACTTAGAGTAAACACAAACTCGACCGCCCTGTTCGGGCGTATCCTGTGTGGTTTACCTATCTCCGTTGGTATTGACTGCACTTCGCCCGGCTCAATTACCACGTAAATCTCCTTATCCCTGACCGTTCGGGGTTCTTTTCACGTTGAAATTACTGGTTATACCCTGACTTATCGGGCCACCATTATTCAAATCCGCGATAATCGTAGTGAGGGTAATACTACCATCTGAGTTCACAGTTCCCTGAGAATCAACAGTAGCAGAGGTGTAATTCTGCACGATATTGTTGATTATTACACCACTCCCGCTCTGCATATCCTTGTTGCTAATTACCTTGCCGTTGTCGCCCGGTATCATGTACTGCCTACCGGTACTGGCCTGGTAAATCTCAGGTTTCCCTCGCTCACCGACCTGATAAAGACCTCCTGCATTCACCGGGCCGCCATTGTAACGCATACCGGTTAAAGCAAGGCCCTGTGCCAGGCCTACCGTTGAAGCAATTCCTGTCATGGCAGGAACTGAGTTGGCCCCAAATGAAGCGAGGCTAGCCATGGCGGCGGCAGGAGCCCAAGCTGTAGCCAAGATTGCAGCCTGAGATGCTCCAGCAGCAGTAGCTGCTGCGCCCAATGTCTGCCCTATAATGAAGTTTTTGAGGGCCTCAACCCCAACCTGGACTAGCGCATTGACCACGCTGTTCAGCATCGTATTCCCGAGTGAACGCATAGCATCCTGCGCTGACATCGTTCCGGTGATCAGCCCGGTTAACGCATTAGATGCATTACCTGAAAACGCATCTACTGCACTTGTCAGCATGCTGTACCCCAGGCTCTGCTGGCTAAGAAGCTCCCATTGTGCAGCGGTTCTTTGCTGCTCATACTGCGTATCGGCAGCATTTTTAAGGGCTAATGCATTCTGGTGAGCTAATAATCCCTGCTGCTCGAACTGTTGGATAAGGGCCAGTTGCTGTGCGTGCTGATTAGCTAATTGCTGCACTGGATCAACCTGTGCAACTGCCTCTTGCTGTGGCGTCACCGCCTGCTGCGCGCGGATTTTTGCGAGGTTTGCCTGGTGGGTTGCCTCCAGTCTCTCAGATGTCTGATTGAACTGCTCCTGACTGATTTTCTTAGCAGCCAGCGCGGTATTCAGATCCTGAACATCCTGCTTATAGCTTGCGTTTTCGCGCGCTTCTGGCAGGAGCTTCTCGGCTGCGGCCTGTGCTTTGAGCGCATTGGCCGTATCCCATTTTGCCGCCGCGTACTGCCCTGCCAGCTCGAGCTGTTCTTTTGTGGCTCCTTTTCCGAGAGACTGCTGCGCATTAAGGATCGCCTGCTCGCGACTAAGCTTATTTGTTGAGTCAGCGGCAAGCTCCGATTGCTGCTTGAGATTAGCCAGCTTCTGAGCGATAGACTCCGCCTGAGACGCTCCTTTCTTCTGTTCGGATTTGAGGGCCTTCTGCGCCTCTGTATTTTTGTAAGTGGCAGCAGCGTCATCCTCCATCTGCTTGGCATGCGGATCATCCTTCGCAAATCCGGCATCTTCGGCAGCGTATTGAGCCTGCAACCGCGCGCGGGCCTCCCCCTGGAGCTTAGACAGTGCAAGATTGCGTTCTGACTGCTTGATCAGGTTCTTCTGGCCGCTGGTGAGGTTGTCTGTCTCTTGCTTGAGCGCCGCGACGTTGCCTTTGGCGATTACCGCCTCACGCGAAAGCTCTACCAACTTACCAACGAACGCTGTGAGCGCAGTTTGCCCCTTTTCAGTAGAGCTCTGCGTGTTCTGCAACTCTGTAGCCAAACGCTGTAAAGCCTCTGGCGATGGGTTTTTGGCAATATCTGAAAGCTGCTTGCTCAGCTCAAATGCTTTCTGCTCGGTGATGCCGAACTTGTCCGCTACGGCTCCAACGGTATTGCCGATGCTGTTCGCAGTAGCCTGGAACGCCTGACCTGCGCCGTATGCCTGCTTAACTGCCTCGGCATAGTTATCGGTGGTAATTTCCAGAGTAGCCAGACGGTCATTAAATCCATCTACCGATGCATAGCCGCCAGAGAACGCCGACAATGCTTTATCACCGAACGACAGTAGAGAACTGGATGCGTCACTGATGGCTTTCGGTATTTTATTGATCGCCTCGTTGTACTCCAGGAGCGCCTGGTTACGCATAAGCGTTGCGACCTCAGCGTTGGTCTTCGCCAGGTACGCATATTTGTCTGACAGCGCGGCCACGCCATTGATAGAGACGTTGATAACCTTATCCATCGCTTCGGCTGCATCTTTCAGCGCGTCCATGGCGTTCTTTCCACCATTAAGCGATGTAATCAGCACGCCAGCGATGACAGAGCTCAACGCGATCACTGCGCCAACTACCGCGCCGCCTGGACCAAACGCGCCAGCAAGCTGAGATCCCTGCTGACTAAAGGCTACCAGCGCAGACTGTCCACCCTGCACCTGTACAATGAAGTCCTGAATCTGATAACCAGCCTGTTGCATACCAGATCTCAATCCACCAGATACCGCGCCAGCAGTTTTCGTTACTGTTGTGTTTAGCTTTTCGGCTGACCTATCTGCCTTTTTAAAGCTAGACTCCATGTTGTCGGTAATGCGATCGACTTGCTTATTTGCTTTCAACAGCTGGTCTGTTTCAGCTTTTATGATTATTTCAATTTCACCAACCGTTGTAGCCATAATATTTTCTCCAGACATAAAAAAACCGGCCAATGGCCGGTCATTTACAATGCATCTTTAATTACACCAAGACTCGTAAGAATCGTTAAACACGCCAACTAGTTGTTCGACAATTTTTCTTGAAGTTTCACTTCCAGACAATTGCACTGGGTACTTAGACATTTTAATAAAAGGTGATTCATTGCTATCGACATACACAAATTTCGCCCCTATCTTACTTATATCAGTTTTCCCAGAAACCATGCCACATACAGCGCTACCTCTTTTGTGTCGGTAAACCTTCATTTCTGAAAATGTAACTCCATTGTTTATGTTGAAGTTGGAATCACAGACAGCAATCATTCTTGCCTTAGGCGCTATTTTATTACTGCTCATACTCTGCCATCTTCGGCATTCACCTTGCTTATAATCTTTTGCAAGAGTTCTTTTTACCGATGATTTCGCCTCAGTTAATAACACATCATCACTTTTCTTATCGCATCCTGATAAAAAAACACAGGCAAGCAATATGATCAGTAACTTGTTCACATCGCAGCCCCGCGCTCTTTATGGATGGATATCTCGTTAAGATGCTCAACAACCCTAATACCAAAATCAGTAATCGTGTATGGCTTGGTGAATATATTTATCATCTCAGAAAGATGTTTATGTGGATCGCTTAAAATTGGGTGCTCTGGTGAGTTTTTAGCATTGTAGTGAGACACACCAACGAGAGCAAACACCAACTCTTCAAATACAACACGCTTCGTGACTCCATCATATGTAACTTTATCATCACCAGTTTTATGTTTAAGATAGCGTAAATAGGCAGCAGCAACTTCCTCTGCCAAGCGCTGCAATTGGTCTTGTTCCATGTAGCTTCTCCAGTTTTTTGGTATCAAATGAATCCTACCATCTGTTGACGGCGAGATCAGCAGGAACGACAAAACCCGCAGTTAAGCGGGTTGGGATGTCGATTGGCTGAGAAATCGGCGGATTGGCGGACTTTTACGCCGATTAAAAGATCTTGCGCAAATCCACGTTGTACACCGCCATCCATGCAGCGCGAGGCCAGGACTTCACGGTGCCAAAACGCGGATCCTCAACCTCATGCGGTTCGGCGCTATTCTCCCTGCACCACTTGCGCAGTGGCTGCCATTTGAATTTCTGTCCGAGCTTCTTCTCTACCGGGATAATGGCGGCATAGTTTTTTCCTTCCCCGATGCGTTCCGCCAGTTTGTTTTTGGCACGAACAGCAGCGGAAGCTGTTGCCATCGCGGTTACTTCGCGTTTCTCAGAGATCCAGCGCTTCTCTTTAACTGCACGATCGCGCTGTTCAGCAATAATGCGGTTCTCTTTCACTTTTGTCAGGAGGTCTTCCAGAGCTGCTTCATAGGTCAGCGGGATACCCATTGATGGAGTTGGACGGAAGTAAGCATCCTCAAGGCGTTCGAAAAAGGCCCATGCTTCGTCAGTATCAACAATCTTCGACATACGGGCCGCGCCCTTTTCGGTCCAAAAAACAACAGAGCGGGCTTTGCTCGAAATTTGTGCGTGACTATTAGTCACTCGCAAATCCTTCAGCTCTTGGCCTTTAATGGTGAAGATGTGGATGCCCTCAATGAAGCGGCTGGCATTGCGCGAAAGGTTTTTCCTAATATTAGCCTCATCAGAACCATAACCTGCGGCCAGCGTTTCAGTCGTAACAACACGCAACCCCTTCCATTCAATCACTGGCAGTGGCTTGGGATCGACATTTGGTTCATGAACTGCTAAATTTAAAGAAGTCATTGGTTGGACCCTTATGACAAGTTTCAAAGGAAGCCGGTAGCTCGAACTATCGGCTTTTTCTTTTTGCGCCATCCCATGCGCCCATCAGTGAATCCATCCGTCTTCGCCGCGGAGTTTTGCCAGCACAGGCTGAGCGCTACTTACGACAAAATTCGTGTTATCCAAGTTTTGTGTTTCTCGGAGTAAAATCTTTTTGGTTTCGTCCGTCATGTACCTGGTTTCATGTGCGATATCGCGTAGCTTGCCTGAAAGTTCAGATCCCAGTTCGCGCATCGCAGGATAGAGCTTCTTGCTGATCTGCTGGCTCTTTTCCATCCAGAGCTGCAAGTAACAAAGACTCACCAACTCCTCATCAGAAAACTGCTTGGCGATCGGTGAGTCCTTAACCTCGCGATCCAGGATGTCCAGCGCCCAGCGTCGGAAATCTTTGGCCTTTGGTGTTGAGGCAAACATCGCAACCAAATGAGCGCCTCGAAGTGAATAAACCCTGACCGATTTGTTACGTAAGCTATTGTTTATCCCGTTGACCTTCATATTGAGTGTCAATGACATCGACTCGGAAAACTCATCAGCATTACGTGCATAAATTTGGCTGATGGCATCAGTTTTTTTATAACCGAGTGCCTTCGCCAGTTCGGTGGAGGTAAACCAGATAGCCCCGCCTTCTGTCACTGGGTTAAATGCGAATCCTTGGAAGTTGTAATCTGATTTTGCTACAATATTCATGTCGATATTTTCCTTGCCGGATTTGTTCGATACCGAAGCCCTGACTGTTAGCGCAGCCGGGGCTTCAACGTTTTTATGCTTGAGCACTTTTCTCACCTGCCAATCCGTACACCTTTCTCAGCTGGTAAATAAGCTCTGTATTAAACTGACGACACTCATCGCCACCGTTCTTCTCGATAGCCTTACGTACGTCTTCAGGGAAGCGAACCTTGCGTTGGTACATGTCTTTTGCCTTTTCCATTAAACCCTCCAGTAAATGCCCCACCGTGAGGCTTGATGTAAGTGTCACACCGTGCGTCATTGCTGTCAACCCCACGGTGGGGCATAATTTACTTATTGTGAATTTTTTGTAGGCATAACGCTGAACATGAGCAGAGAAGATCCGCAGCTACGAATCAGGCTTCCAGTTGAACTTAAAGAGAAAATTGAAGACTCTGCCAAAGCTAACAACCGTTCAATGAATGCAGAAATTGTGCAGAGGCTTGATGGTAGCTTTTTGGCAGAAGTGTCAGATGATGAGGTCATCTCTGCCGAAGAGGCTATTCAGATAGTAAGCAAGGCAAGGGATGAGCTATCAGCGATAATTTTCAAAAGAACTTTCTCTGAGATTAATAAAAAGGTCAGAATTGGTCACACCACCTTCCATATCCACCTTGATGATTTGGAGCTTGATGGGCTAAGCGATGAGGATTTCGATACCGTCTTCCAAAAAACTTTCCTACGCCTTAAAGAGCTTGGTTATGAGATATGGGAAAAAACTTGGGATGTGACCGGCTTCACTGCTGAGATTCCTGAGAAAAAGCCCACCTGAGTGGGCCATTTAGTGCGGCCCATGCCTCTGCGAATCCATCGCTAGCATCTGCTCTGCCCAGTCCATAACCTCGTCGTATTTTTCCTGGGTTGGCACCTTCCCTTTATCCTTCTGCGGGAACTTGGCATTCATGGCAGCCCGGAAGCTGGTCATCGTCATGTTCCAGGCGTCTGCCTCACTCATCCCGAGGTGGGCAACTGCGGTATAAACGAATGTACGGGCATCGAATTTATCGCTGTACTCGCCTTTCTTGCTCTCGAACTCTTCGGGCGGCTGATCACCCATTACGCCATGCAAAATCAGGTGACGCGCCAGCTGGATGACGTCTTCAACTGGCAACGAGCCAGGCTTAAACACGAGACGCCCCGCCGTAGTCACTGAGTAAGAGCCAATGACTTCGGCAACGTCGCCTTCAGAGCAATGCCTGACCACACTAGCTGCAGCTGCGGCCATTTCAGCAAAGCAGCGGGCATTGGCCGCCTTGAGAGTCTGGATGTCAGCAATTCTGTGCTTTGGGTAATGACCCGCATGAACTTTCACGAAAGCATCAACGATTTGCTCAGGCGTTCCGATTCGGGACATAGCCAGGAATGAAGGGTTGAGGAATATCTCTTTGCCGCTGGCGCGAATGACAGCCTGGCCGATATCGGTGATTGCTTTCATGGAAACTCTCAATAAGAGGGAGGCCAAGCCTCCCATGGATTTAGGCTGCGTTCACGGTTACAGTAGCTGGGCTGGAGGTTACCGAGCCGGCGGTTGAGGATGTAACCTGACAGGAGTAAGAACCCGCATCACCCGTAACGACGCTGGCCTTCGTGTAAGTAGCGTTCGTCGCACCTGAGATGTCAGTTCCGCCCTTCTTCCACTGATAGGTGAGAGAGGAACTGTCAGAGACATTGGCTGCCACCGAAAGATTGAGCGCATCGCCCACCGTGAGCGTGCGGTTCTGCGGCTGCGTAGTGATCGTGATTACGGCGCCGACATCACGAACGTCCACCTGCCCCGCGCTTGACGCCTCAATAGACCATGTGGCCACGTCATCATGAGGAGTTTCATCTTCCCACGAAGTCACCATAAACGGGCCTTCGGTAATGTCGTTTGGAGAGATGATTTTCAGCCAGACATACGGCTGATTGCTGGTCTCTGCCGGCGGGTTGTAAACGTGACGCTTCAGCGCGTTCTGCGCATAGACATCTTCTTTTCGGGTTACGCCATCTCCAGAGAACGAGATGTTTTTGTAGGTTACGAGATTTTCCTGCGTATACGCCGCACTCATATCAGCGGTAGCGTCTGCGGTATCCCATTCGGCGGAAACAGTCTTCCCGCGCATCATGCCAAGGCGCTTATAGTCGCCGTTGGCGGGTTGTACTTCAGGGCATCCAATCGCGTAATAAACGACGACGTCGCGCCCGGTAAAAGCGCCCGATTCACACGCCATAGTGATTTATCTCCGTGTTATCTGGAAATGATGGTTTGAAAGGAAATATCGAAGAAGTAACGCCCTTCTTCGGTCTGGATGGCGGTGATGCCGCCTATTGGCTGCATCGAAATGATGCATTCGGTTTTGTAGTCGTCGATCATCGCCTGGCGGATGGCGTCGGCGCGATCTTCAATCTCGTTAATATTGCTGTCGTTATGGCATGACAGGAGGAGGATGCGGAAATAATCGCGGGTTATCGCTTCTTCTGGCTTGCCGCCACCGTTCTGCTGGATGACAAGGTATCTTTCCCCTTCAGTTCCTTCAAGCTCGTTCCAGAAGCGTTTCTGGACGCGATAGCCGACATCAAAACCGTGGGACTGCAGCCACGCTCTCAGAGCGTCATACACCTCGCTACGCGTCATACTTTGTATCCTTGCCTGATGATGGCCTTTATCTCGTTGAGGCCGTTGCGCTCAAAGCCTTTGCGGAGAAAGTCCGGCTCGCCGTTAGGGTCCCAGTAATTACCGCTACCGTCAGGCCTTGGCTTGCCTTTCAGCTTGCCCCTTGCGGCATTAACTGCGGCGGCATAGTTAGCCGTATAACCCACCCGCCCAATCATTCCTGATGGCATTGGTTCGAGTTTTTTGTAGTGGCTGTTGATGAGAACTGATGTTTTCGCAACCGGAGTAATCAGCGCCGCATGGTTGGCCCCGGCATTCATGACTTCATAGAGAACCTTCTCCGTTCGGATGCCAGCGATATCACTCAGCACCTTGCGGGTGTTCATCTGAACACGCTTGATACCTTTAACGGGCATGATTACCTCACGTCAGGATTTTGTAGTCGGGCTCTTCACCGAAAAATGACATATCCCAGTCGGTTACAGCTTTGATGACATTAGCGCCAGCTTTTAGCGGATCTGATAGTGCCGTAGTGTCACCTCTGGCGATGTACCAGTCTCGCTGTGGCATGGTTGCGGTAACGCCATTACGCTTCAGCTCAGTAAAGAAAATCAGGTTCGTGGTGAACTCTTTACCACTGCCATCAACGGCAACTTCATTGTTCGCCGTCCAGGTGCAGTCAATCAGGTATGGGGTGCCGTTTGTCCAGGTGTTGTTCCAGTCGTCATAGACGCGAGGGTAGACAGTGGCGACATTGGTGTAAGACCAGTTAGCCGTGGCTGACACTATCATCCTCCCACCGGATAATCTCCGGATTCTCAGCGGCTACCTTCCGGCACAGCAAATACCATTCACCGTTACTTTTAACGTAACCCGTGACCCGCCGCCCGCAGTCAGTGATAACCCAGACCTTTACGAAGGGCTCAGGAAGCCTCTGCTTGACCGATATCAACGCCATCATCGACTCCCGTTGCACATGCAGCCGCCTCGGGCAATCCAGATGCCAGCAAAAGCGGTGTTAGTTGGATCAGGCGGGATCAGGCTTGTAGCGCATCCATACTTATCTAGTCCCCTCAGAAGCCCCAGAGAGGCTTTCCATCGGTCAGCAAAAGACAGGTACCGAAATGAGCGTGATGCGCCGTTGGGCCCTGTCTGAGAACTGATGTACTTGTCACCCTGCCCCAGCGCCATTAGCCCCAGCAGGTAGGACTGTATTAGCAGAGCGGTTGCGGGAGGGTAATGCGCATCCAGACACTCCTGAATGCTGCCAGCCTGCTCTAAAAGAGCCTGCAGGATGAAATCAGGCAGCGTGATACCGACTGACTCCAGATATTCCTTGGCCTGTACTGTGGTAATCATGCGAGCCTCTGATAAGCCCTCCGAAGAGGGCATAAAAAAACCGCCTTAGAGGCGGCCGTTATTCAGCAGGGAAAAGCTGTTCGAACTCACCTTCCGGCAACAACTCGGTGAGCTTCTCCAGGCCCAGGTTTCCTTTATGCTCAATGCCCAGCGCATCGAGTCGGGCAATGACTGCCTCTTTGCGCGCTTTGTTGTCAGTGCCAGCACCCGGAGTTGCAGGTAGCAGTTCCGCAGCAGCTTTATCGGACAGCTTGCGCACATGCGATTTAAGTGACGGGTGTACTTTGCCCAGCTCAACAACGTCACCAAGCGCAACGCCGTGCCACGGCTTAACCACTTCGTATTTTTCAGCCATGATTGCTCCTTAAGCCAGGTTAGCGCCGTAGACCACACCGGACAGGCCTTCGCCGTCCTTCTTGATCTGCAAACCTTCTGCGGACATGATCTGGAAGTTGTAGTTGCTCTGCGGCATCAGGCGCGGTAACGGTACAACGCCCACAGCCATACCTACCAGAGGAGAAATCACATCCTGTCGGCGCTCGTACGCCAGGAACTCGTTACCTTCCAGTGCATAGGTCATCTGGATAGACTTAGCAGGAATAAACTTGCTGATCGCATCCAGAACGGTTCCGCTAAGCAGCGCATTTGTGCCGGTGTTGATATCCACCAGATACGGCTTAGCCATGTTGGCCCAGACTTCAGGGCTCACCCACAGCTTGTCGTAAGCTGTAACCTTGTTACGGCGGGCAGTGAGGCCAAATGGACCTGTAGGGCCAAAGAATGCCAGTAGCTCAGCCGGTGTAGCGGTGGTGAGATTGATATTGGCGCCGCCAGCGCCACTACCCAGGTTAATTTTCTGAGTGTTGCGATGGTTCTTCATGCCCTGAGCCGGCATACCTTCCACAACAATGCTTGGAGCGCCATTCAGGTAAAAGTCTACGCGCTTCTTGTGGAATTTACGCATCTTGGCCGACTGAGACTCCAGAGCCAGATCGATGCCGACAGTGCTCAGTCCGGCAGCATGGCGCCAGTTAACGCCGTAACCAGCAGTGAATACCGGGATCGGGTCGCCATCAGAACCAAACTCAGTATTATCGAAAGAGTAAGACGCCTGACCATCGATGCTGATAGACACATCATCCGCGATATCGCCAGAGACGTTATACAGCTTTGCAGTTTTCCCAATCGGCAGCACGGTCTGCACACCCATCAGGTCATTGACGATTTCCATGCCAATTTCCTGATCGCGCATCTGGATAATCTGTCGGTCAATTTCGGCCCAGAATTCACGCGTAAAGCCTCCGATGGCATTCGCCGCCAGCATTTCATGCGTCATGCGCGTGCGGTACGCGTTGACCATCATGTCATGCTGGGCGTTATAGATATCACGATTGGCCCACAGCTCACTCCAGTGCCCTTGCAGTCGGCGGTTAGTAGCCAGTGTTTCAGCGGTAAAATACATTATTATTCTCCTGATTAAGCGCCAGCACCTGCAGCGGCTACGGTACCGACGCGCATACGCACGCGGATGAAATCGGTAGTGCTGGCTGCGATGGTCGCATCGTCCTGGCTATAGCCAATCACCGAATCGGTGTCTGCAGTAGCTTTGGTAAATTGCCCATTACTACCCAGCTTGATTGGATCGTCTTTGGCGTAAGTCCCCGCCACGCACAGCAGCGCCAGCTCGCGGCCCTCTTCTACGTAGTTACCCACTGCGGAGTCGCCGGCTGGCACTGCTTCAGTGATTTTGAGACCCTGATGATAGGCAACATCGATGATGTAGATACGACCAGCCAGCGCAGTTGCCTGCGCAAACTCATTGTCGTCATTGATGACTGCAGCGGTACCGGGCAGCAAGGATGCGGCAGTAACGCGGGTTTCGGTCTTGTACAGAGACTGACCGTCGATATTAATGCGACGATAACGTGCCATTAGTCTGGCTCCTTATTTGAAGTATTCGTCAGGGTTCGGCGCACCGGTTTCTTTCTGCTGCTGCGCATTGTTGGTGCCCAGCGGAGCAGCTTCGCCCAGTGACTTGAACATCGCGTCCAGCGCATCGCCAGAAAGCGCGTTGGCCACGATGTCGCCATGGACCTTTGCAACCGCATCACGCTTTGCCTTCTCTTCGGCGCGGGAGTTGGCGGTCAGGGTCTCAGCAAGCTGCTGATGATTAGCCTGTAGCGCATCAACCTTTTCCGCGAGAGGCTTGATAGCCGCTTCCGTGTTGGTCGCAACAGCCTGGCCGATCATGCTGCCGATTTGTTCCAGTTCTTCTTTGGTTAAAGGCATGTCGCCCTCCGTTTTGTGGTTTGGTGCAGGCTGTTCCTGCGGTGTGAAAAAAGATTTGAGTTTGTTGACGACAGCAACCCATGAACTCTGGCGCTGAACCTCTGTCCCGGTATCATCAAAGACAATCTTTCCGCCTTCAGACTTGTATCCGTAAACCTTCGGCTCGCCATTGTTGAGGATGATTACCGCTTGCGAGTCAGTGAAGTCAGCCACCCAGGCGTATTCTTTCTCGCCAGGAGCGAATTTATCTTTCGCTGCCTTCTCCAGCCTCCGCTCACGCTCGCGATAGGTTTCCCCCACCAGAGCGCCGGAATTAGCTTTCAGTGGAGTGGCAAGATCAGCATTTACCATCATCCCTACCCCCTGTTCTGGCGTAGCTGCGCCAACCTCATCCAGAAGGATGGCGTCATGGTCCATCGCGTGAATTTTCGCAACCCATGAAGCCCCCTGAGCTTTCTGCTCATCGTTCGCTTCAAGCTCCTCCAGGAATACGGCAACGCTGGTATGGATTGGCGGAACATCCTCGCCTTTCTCCAGCGCTTCAAGACGCTCAAGGAGGCGCTTTCCGTCATCCGTGCGCTTTGCCACTTCTGTATCGATCCACTTCTCGACGTAGACGCGGTTGCCGGACTTCTTGACGTTTTTGTTCCATGCCCCTACATAACCCACATTCAGCCCCTCAGGACTAAAAGCAGAAACAAACTGACCGTTGACCTGTGGATGTCCAAGCGGTGCCAGTGTCCCCTCCAGGCCACTGTAGTGCTGGTCAATCTCACTGGCCGGATACAGACCGCCGTTCATGACCACGTTCGCCGGAAGGGTGTAAGAAGGAACAACCCAGTGCTCGCGTCCGTTGTGCTGTTCGCGCCGGATGGCCTTACTGTTCACCTTCGAGGTGACATTAACTTGCATTGGCATGAGTTAACCCTTAGCCCATTGGTAGCCACGGGCTTTCATTGTGTTAAATGTTTTCTGAGCTTTATCGATGATGGTGTCACTTAACGGCTTGCCGCTTTCATCGACCATAACCGCGATCGTGGAGCATTTGCAGTTCACGCCGTTTGCATCCTTAGCCCACCACTCCCGCTGCTCTTCTGCGGTATACAGATGGGCGTGACGCGCGGCATGGGTGCTTCGGGTCGTCGGGCTGAGCGCTGATATGTGCATCTGCTTTGTACGGATGCCATATCGTTCTCTGGCTTCGTCGTCTTCGTCCAGGCGCGCACGGCGCAGCGCGGTGGTAATCTCCGTCCTGGCAATACGATTAGCCCGGCGAGACTCAATCCCCGTCTGCTCAGTAAGGCGCTTAGCTATCTCCAGTGGATTTTGTCCGCGCCCAAGTCCATCGGTCAGTATCCGCGCCATATCCGCTTTCACACTGACGCTGAGGTTCTTCATTTCCTCGAAGGTACGAGCGCGAACAAGAATCAGCCTACGTCGGTACGGTTCGCTGAGAAGGATTGTCGATACGCTTTCCTGTCCGGCAGCGTACACGGCTGATTGCTGCGCCAGATTGGCAAACTCCTGCGCCGTGCCGCGCTGATACGCCGGGTTGACGTAATCAGCCCAGAACCAGAATCCTGTCTCGTTATCTGCACCTAAAATCTCATCAACCAGCAATGAGGCATTGCTGAGGAGCATTGATAGCTGGGTGGAATCGAGGTCGAAGGTGTAACGCTGGTTTACTGATGGCGATGCAGGAATGCGGTCGAGAATGCCCTTGTACGCCTTGCCAATTCGCTTCATTCGCCTGGCGAACTCGCTCATTGCCCCGCGCTCAAGTCGGTCGGCACCCGTCGGGTCTTTAAGGTTTCCCGGAAGTATCGGTGACTTCGCTTTCCTCTTCGTCATCATCTACCTCTGGAAGTGGTTCGGGCGAACCCTCATACCCGGCGGCCACGCGAATTTCTTCACCAGTAAACACCTGCTCACCCGTGCCGATGGAAGCGCTGTTGATTTGCGACATCTTCTGAGCGGCATCCAGTTTTTCACTGTCGCTTTGCGCATTGAGGTCGTCCCAGATAACGGTCTTCTGACTGACCGGATCGAGGATGCTTAATTCGATCAGCTTGTCGCAGAAGTCCTCAATCTCGAATGACAGGTCGCCACGGCGAGACTGGCAGCGAGTATTGAAGTATTTCTGGTCTTCGGTGCTGCTGCGCTCGGCCTGCTGATTACCAACCAGAATGCGCGTCGGAATATCAACCCCTGCGGCGGCGGTCTGCAGGTTTACATCGTACGTTGGTGACGGGTCAGAAACCGGAGAAACCAAGGAGGTTACGCTGGCACCCTGGAGAGAAAGCAACACATCATTGCCGCGATTCATCTCGCGTGCAGCGTCGTTGAATCTGTCCTGCAACTCGTCAACACTGACGCTGTACATTGATGCCAGATTGGCAAAGTCGATTTCTTTATCGAAACTAAGTGCTAACTGTCGCGCTGCGTTCTTCAAGAATGACTCACCAGACCCGCCCTCTACCTTCTCCAGGCTCACAAAAGCGTTATAAGCTGGCTCAAGGAAGCCAATAGCATCATCTGAGTAATCGCCAAGGATGAAAACGCGATCAGGGTGGATATTGACGCGGCGGCTTGATCCATTCGGCAACCGCTCGGCGTACTGCCACATCTTAGGCTGTCCGTATGTCTGCGAGTTCAGGCCAGTATCCCACTCACCAACAGTGAGCGATCCGGCCCACGCCACCGATATTTTCTGAAGACCTCGCCCTTTGGTGACCGGAAGGCTCCAGTCTTTTTCGTCGCGGATGTGCAGAAGGATTCCTGCATAACGACCGACAAGACGGCGGCGATCCGCCTCAGAGAATGAGCGCCAGAATCGGTTGGTGAATACCTGCTTGGACTTTTTCTCCCAGGCGGTTTCTTTGCGCTTTTTGTCTGCCTGATCACCCTCAATGATTTCTGGGTTCGTCTGCCAACACTTGCCCACCAGCTTCTCTACTGCACCGTGGGCTATGCCACCGCGCCGGTACAGAGCATAGAGGTTTTCGTAGGTTACCTGCTCAGGGAAGCCATACTCGCACCACGCGGAATGACGCTTATTGTCCAGCCCCATCGTCGGTGCCATCAGTCCCATACGGGCGCGCGCCATCCGCGCATCGTTCAACGCATGGTTGACGGCGAGAGTTAATTTGTCAGTCATGGTTTGTCCGTTTGGTTAGCGAAGGCGTTTCGGAATCATCATCCCGGCCATCTGTCCCTTACGCTTAATGTGACCGTCGAGGCTGTAGCGGATACCGTCCCAGCAGTGCTCATAGCCATCGGCGAGCTTCGGTAACACCTCGCCGGTGATGCGGTCCGTTTTGTAGGACCACATGCGGGCCTCGCGCGCCACGTTCTTGCAGCGTGGATGGATAATGATTTCGTCGAAACCGCGAAGGTGCGCGATTCCGTCCTCAACGCTTCCCTGCCATTTCTCAGCGGCTGAGATGTTGAAGCCCTGTCGCTTGAGATAGCTGATCGTCTCGGGTCGAGCGGAGTCGGCCTTGATGGGCCAGTCACGCGATCCGGGGATTGTGTCGTATAGCTCTGGCATGTGGTCGAGCTCTGTCTGCTGCCCGTATGCCTCGTATTCGATGTACAGCCGGTTGTGCAGGATGAACGAACGCACCAGTGTGTTAGGGTCTTTGGCGAAACCGAAGTCGGCACCGAAGAACAGGCGCTCAGCTTCTTTCCAGAGGTTTTCCGAGAACTCAGCGATCCGGTATTTACCGGCCAGAACCTGCTTATCAGAGTTTTCGAGGTAAGCGCCTTCCCACACCCATGCGTATGTCGCCGGGTCGAGGCGTCGCTGATCGTTCTGTCGCTCACCTTCCAGCACGTCAGGGAACCACGGGTTATCCGTGTAGTTCATTTCAACGGTGATGCAGTCGTCGCCAGCCTCTTTGCGGAAACGTTTATCCGTTGCGCTGCCGTCGCGCTCCGGGTTCCACGTCACCCAAATCTCTGAACCTTCCTCACGAACGGTCGGGCTCAGCTTCTGCCATGCTATTTCGCTGACTGATTCAGCCTCATCGACCCAGCACAGCAGGATGCGCGCTTTCGATTTGATGCTGTCGAGGTTATGCCGCAGACCGCAGAATACGTAGTTAACGCTCTTGTCGATGGTGCGGATGTACTTCTCGCCGATATCAAAGTTGGAAGCCAGCCATGGAACAGACAGGATCGCCTGTTTTACCTCCTGCATGCTCGACTCTTCCAGCGAGTTCATGAACTCACGCGCGCAGAGCACTACGCCGCTTTCACCGTTCATCATCGACTGGTAAGCCTTTACGGCAGTCATCAGTGCGAATGTTCGCGTCTTGGCGCTGCCACGTCCACCGTGCGAGCACCGGTAACGCTTATTCACGGCAGTGAACAGCGGCGCAAGCTTCGCGGGGATCGGCAGTTGAACGGCGTTACTCAT